CACAAAGGCGTTCCGCTTCAGGATTATGCAGATCCGCAGGATGGTCAGAACAATGACGCATACTATGTGGAAAACAAGACCATCCGCTTCGGTACTGTTCTGCAGGACGCTATCGAAGGTTCCACACCTGAAGTGGACACCGGCGAAGAAGAAGACGACGGCGAATAGGTGGTGATGGCATGAAGATCTACGCACCTGTTGAAAACGCATCGGGGGTATGGGCATCCGTCCGCTTCGTGAATGGGGTAGGGGAAACCGATAACCCCAGATTACTGAAATGGTTCCAGGCACACGGCTATAGACTCGACACGTCCGACTCTAGGGTTGTAAATCAGCCTGTAGAGGATTACAAACAGCGTGTTGGCGTCAACGTAGACCTGATGACCGATACCGAACTTCGGGAGTGGATGATCTCTGCCGGTCTTGGGAAACAAGTCAAGAGTACTAGAGACAGAAACAAACTCTTGAAGATTTTAGACAACAACAGAGATTTACTGGAGGTATAGCATGGAAGTCACGAGAGAAGACATCATTGAACGTCTGATGCAACTCGGATTTGAGCCGGATGCGGAAGACTATGATGCCATCGACTTTGAACTTGAGAAAATCATCAACTATACCCTCAACTATTGCAATATCGAGACAGTTGAGGAGTTGCCTGCTCTTCTCAAGCCAAGATTGATTGATCGTGTATGCTGCGAGTATCTCTTCATTAAGAAGAACGCCGGTATCCTTGAAGGATTTGACTACGATACTGTTGTCAAGGAAATCAAGGAAGGCGACACCACACTTCGGTTCTCTGTTGGGTCTGGAGAAGATACGCCGGAAAACCGCTTCGACTCTCTGGTCAAGAAGCTTGAAAAGGGGTACGACAAGTGGATCACGCCCCACAGGCGCTTGCGTTGGTAAGGGGGTGATGACATGGACGCATTGACATCACAGTTCACCACCAAGTCTCCGAATCCACTGCGGATGCTGTGGATAGGCAAATGCACTATCTACGAGTATGAAACCACAGTGGACCCGGTTACGCACCAAAGCACACAACGACCTGTAGCCGTCCTTGAGGATGAGCCGTGTCGCTTGTCGTACAACTGGGAACAGGCCACCAATATCCAAAATGGGGCAGCGGTGGTCTCCCAGAGTATCACGCTTTTTATCCGACCAGACATCACCATCAAGCCTGGGTCTCTCATCGAGATAACCCAGCATGGTGTCACAGAGTTGTTTGAGCGGTCCGGTCATACTGCGGTATACACTAACCACCAGGAAGTAAAGCTTCAATTACACGAGGAAATGGCATGAAACTTGAAATCGACGTTAATCCAATGAGAGATGCGTTAAAGATGCTGAATTCCGACAAGATCCTGAAGGCCCACTTGAAGCAGATGGCAAAAGAGATCGCTGCCTATTGCAAAAGGGAACTCTATAAGCGGACACCAAAAGTAACTGGGGAGCTTGCAAGAGGCTGGATGAGGTCTGGAGGGATACGCATCCGCACCACCTCAAAAGGATGCCACATAGAGCTTGTCAATCCTGTGGAATATGCGATGGCCGTCAACTATGGTCACTGGTCACACAACCAGTTCAACAAGGGTGGCACTCCGTACTGGGTCACACCATCTCACCGAACTGTTAAGTGGTGGGCCGGCAAAAGTGATGCCAGATTTGTCTATGGGCATTTCTTCGTGGAAAAGACGGCTAATATGCTTGAGTTCAGCAACGTCATGACCGACATTATTGAAGATCACTTAATGGAGTGGTTTGAGGAGTGCATAAATGGTAAATAAGACACTGGCTGCGCTGACGACCGCACTGCATGAGGCGTTTGGCGACAAGTATCACTATTATGTTGAGAACGTACACCAAGACCTGCAGACACCGGCGTTCACTGTGGATATGTTGAATCCGCTCATTAGGGCGGAAAGGCCAAACACCTATTTCCGCACGATGCCGGTGGTGGTGCATTTCTTCAGCGGAGACAAAATCACAAACAAGAAAACTTCCTACGCCATCGGCGAGGAAACAATAGAGGCACTGGAATACATCACCATTGGCAACAGGATCTATCGGGGCATCTCGATGGAGATGAACATGGTGGAACATGACGTGCTTCAAATCTTAATCACTTATCGGTTCTGGACAGAAACGAAGAGTGAACCTACTTATATGGAAGACCTTGAACGTCTTCATCTGACATAAGAAAGGGGTTTTTATTATGGCATTAGGTGGCGGTACTTGGGTCACACAGAACAAAGTGCTTCCAGGCGCTTATGTTAATGTGGTGACACAGAGGACAAACGCTATTGCACTGGGCGAAAGGGGTGTCGTTGCTGTTGCTCTGCCTATCGGCAAAGAGAAGGGTAGCATCATTGACATCAACATCAACCAGTTTCTCGGTGATGGAGACACCATTTTAGGGTTTGCATACACCGACGACAAAGCCAAGGTCTTGAGAGAAATCTTTGCTCATGCAACTCGTTGTATCATCTATGATACCGGTGACGGAGCAAGCGTGACTACGGCATCCATCATCGCAGCACTTGAGCCTTATGAATTCAATGTGCTGTGTGCTTACACAGGAACATCTGCAGATGTAACAGCTTATGTGAACGCTGTTAAGGAATGGCGTGAAAACGGCAAGCGTTGTCAGGTTGTTGTATATAACGCATCTAATCCTGACCACGAAGGCATCATCAACGTAGTTTCTGCAGTAGACAGCTATGACAAAGCTAACTTCGTTGGCGACGGAACCAAAACCGAATTCACCATCGAAGCGAAACCTACGGCTGTTGACAAGGTATTCGTGGCCGGTTCTGCGGTCGCAAAGACAGGTTACACCTACACTGCGGAAACAGGTGTGCTGGAAATCAACACGGCTCCTGCTGCGGACGCCTCCGTAGAAGTGCGGTACAATTCCGTTCCTGAATACGGCGTAATCGCTTGGGTAGCAGGCGCTGAAGCAGGATGTGCTTTAAACGAAACAGTTACAAACATGATCTATGATGGTGAACTGAATGTCGTTGCCAACAAGACACAGGATGAGCTGGAAGATGCTTTGGAAGAAGGCAAACTGGTACTGCACAAGGTATATGGCGACATCAGAGTACTGGAAGATATCAACTCTCTCGTTACCACAACTGACGACAAGGGAGACGACTTCAAGTACAACCAGACGATGCGTGTTGTAGACCAGAGCGCCAACGACATGGCGAAGCTGTTCAACCTCAAGTATCTTGGAAAGATCCCGAACGATGCAGCCGGAAGAGACGCTTTCTGGGCAGATGTTGTTGCATACAACAGAGAACTGGAGGCGATTCGGGCCATCGAAGATTTCGACTCTGGCACTGTTACAGTAGCTCGTGGCGAAACCAAGAAGAGCATCGTGGTAGAATATAGCATCGTGCCGGTCAACGCAATGAGTCAGCTTTACATGACCATTGTAGTACTGTAGGGATTGGGGGTTAGAACATGGCAAGACAGACTATGCTGGCTAAAAACGCAGTATCCGCAAAACAGGCGGATTGCTACGTTACAATCGATGGTCAGCGGTACAATTTCATGTCGGCTATCAACCTGGAAATCCGCTTTGAGAAGAACAAGGTGGAAGTACCGATTCTCGGCAAATCAAACAGAGGGCATAAGTCCACATCCTCTACCATCACAGGTAGCGGTGAGTTCCATCTGAACACTTCTGTTTGGAGAGAGTTGGCATATAGATTCCAGCAGACCGGCGAAGACATCTATTTTGATATGCAGGTAATCAACGAGGATATCACAGCTTCTGACATCGGCAGACAGAGCATGACATTTTATGGATGCAATTTCGACAATGTTACACTGGCTGCGTTCGATGCTGACAGCGACGATTTCCTGACAGAATCCATCGACTTCACAGTTGAATCTTTCGAAATCACCGAAAGCTTCACTCCGATGGATGGCATGATCCTGTAAGTTAAAGGACAAGAAGAGGGCGGATGAAACACATTCGCCCTTTCGTTAAATGGAGGACAAAACAATGACAGATTTCACAGTATTTTTACAAGGCGTACAGAACAATGACGAAGTCATGTATGAAGCATCCCCAAGATATAAGGATGAAAAAGGCAAGGTAGTCCAGTGGAAATTAAGAGCCATCGACTCCGCTCTGGACGAGGCTATCCGTAAGGATTGCACCAGAAAGGTGCGTGGAGGAAGAGGCGTATCCAACGTAGAAGTCGATACAGACAAGTACACGGCCATGCTTTGCGTGAACACTGTCGTAGAACCGAACCTCAATGACGCTGCATTCCAGGACGCTGTCGGAGTAAAGTCCGCTGAAGCACTCTTGAGAAAGCTCCTTCTTCCTGGCGAATTGATGGCACTGAAGGAGAAAGTCATGGAGGTCAACGGATTTGATATGAGCATGGAAGACCTCGTCGATGAGGCAAAAAACTGATTACCGAAGGCGATTCTGACGCAGAACTTGCGTTTTATTGCCTTCGGGAATTCCATTGGAGACCTTCCATGATTCTTGAACTTTCCAGAGAGGAAAAGGCGTTCATATTTGCGTACGCTTCTGAACACGCAAAAGCGAACAAGAAGATGGAACGTGATATGAAAGCCAAATCTCACAGAAAGAGAAAATAGGTGAAGGTATGGCAAATCTTACTTTTAACATAGATCTAAACATCAGAAGGTTTGAGCGGAACATCAATCGGATGCAGAGAAGCTTCGAAAATGTCGCCGGTACTACGGAGAGGGTCGCTCGGTCGTCTGCGAAGATCGGTGATGCTGCGGATAGGAACGCCAAACAACAGGACAACTTCAACAAGAAGCTGGACAAGACATCGTCTCTGTTCACATCCATCCTGAAGAGTGCGAGACGTTTGGCTGCGACTTATTTGGGGAAGATGGGTCTGGACGCTCTTTTGGAGACTATGGATTCCCTCATCTCCACGCAGAACAAACTGAACTATCTGAATGGTCAGAGACTCGGAGAGGCTGGTGTGAATGCCAGTGGTACTGGCTACTCGCAACTGACGAAGACCGCCACGGCACAGGACATGGACAAGATTTTCAACGCTGCCAACCAATCGAGAATGGGATATCTCGACATGGCTGACAACGTAGCAAAATCCTTGACACTGGCAGGAGACGCATTTGATGGGAACATCAACAAGGCAATCAAATTCCAAAAAATCATGTCCGAGGCGTACACCATCGGCGGTGCGTCTGAACAGCAGAAATCTTCGTCTATGTACCAGTTGATTCAGGCATTAGGCTCTGGTCGTCTACAGGGCGACGAACTTCGGTCCGTGGCTGAAGGCGCCCAGATCGCTTACCACGAAATCGAGAAGTACGCACAGGCACTTTACGGAACCACAGACTCCATGAAGGAAATGGGATCAAAGGGTATGCTGACATCGAAAGTAGTAGTTGACGCCATCATGGGCATCGAGGACGAAATCGACTCTGCATTCCAGAAGACAGAGAAGACGTTCGGTCAAATGAAGACGATGGTCAAGAACGAGTCCGTCAGAGCGTTTGAACCGGTCATGAAGAGGCTGGCTGATTTCCTTAACAGTGACAATGGTCAGAAGATGGCTAAAATCCTTGTTGACCTGATATATAAGTTGGCGAGTGTGACCGACTTCCTTTTGGATAAGGTCATCAAGTTGATTAATTTCGTGCTGGATCATCAAGAACCAATAGCGAAAGGGTTAAGACTCTTGTCTCCTCTCATCGGCGTTGGTTTAGTCGGCGCTATGGTCAAACTGCACTCCATCCTGTTCAAGGTCATCGGTGGATTCTCTCTGTTTGGAGTCAAAATCAGCACACTGACATCTCCCATCCAGGCACTGGGCAAGGGAATCGGCAGACTCGCTGTTGCCGGTATCGGTGCAGAGGGGGCGTTGGGCGCAGTGGTAGCATCCCTTGGCGTCGTTGGTATCGCAATCGCCGGTATCGTGGCAGTATGTGCGATTTTCTCCGATTCCCTTGAGGATTTCGTTGGTATGCTCTTCGGTTATTTCGCAGCCATCGGGGCAGGCATCTACGATGTCGTGGCGATTGCCGGAAAACTCATTGTAAGTTTCGGCATCATGTTGAGAGATGTGGCTAAATTTGTAGCCATGTTCATCAAGGATACATTCCTCAATGCGATCTATATCGTAGAGGATGCATTCAAAGGGTTGGCTTCTGTAGCAGGAAACATCCTTCTGAAGATAGCAAATGGTCTCAACTCCATCGGTATCGGGGTCAGCACTGAAGGTCTTGAGAACTTCACGAAGAAGATGTCGCAGACACATGAACTTCAGTTCAATGCTACATCTGCCTTCAAGAACACAAACAACGATCTCGACAAGTGGATGAACAGCAAAGCCTTCAAGGTAATCGACCCAGAAGACGTATACAAGAAGTACTACAATAAGGGTTATAACATCTTCGGCTCTGGCAAGTCTTCCGACAACATTCTCGGAACGGCAACAGGTAGCCTTGATGACTATGTATCCAATGCCTTTGACGGATTGAACGGAAATGGCACGGATGCGACAGACCCGACAGATAAGGCCATCAAAGATACTGCGGATAACACAGGTGATATCGCAAACACTTTGAACAACGCAACACAGGATTTGACCTATCTGCGGAAGTTGGCTGAACTGGAATGGAAACGTGACTACACGAACTATAACATCGAGATTGAAATGACCAACAACAATAATATCAGTAAGGAAGCCGACGTGGAATCCATCACGAATGCGTTGGCGACCAAACTCAACGAAGTGGCTGGTAGTTCCGTTGCAGGCGCTCATTATTAGGCGGTGATTCATAATGCTTAACAATAGATATGGATATGACTTTTACTTTGCGGATTCGTCGAGAAACATCCTCATCGAATTCCCTGTAACGCCTGCCGAACTCAACATCAAAATGGGGGCGAACAACGAAACTGTCAACCTCATCAACGATGGTGATATCAACATTCTCAAATCCATCCAGCTGACCGAAATCGAGTTTGAGGCAACCTTCCCCATGAAGAAGTACCCTTACTCCAGAGATGTCAGACCATTCCAGGAATACTTCAACATCTTCAAAGATTTCCTTGTAAACAAGAAGTACTTCAGATTCATCGTGGCTAGAGCGCCGTGGTCGGAGTCTGACGTTGCAAAACTCCGAAACATGGCGAACTCGACTCTGTCCAAGAGAATCAACCCAAACCACATCAGCGACACTTCGGGCGCTATTATGTCCGTTGGAGACAGGATCGCAGGCAGAATTGGAACAACCAATCTCATTTCCGGCACAGATATCGTCAAGGAGAAAAGCGGAAAAACTGGTCTCTTAACTGGGGCAACAAAATTCCCACAAGAAAAGACCAGCAACCTTTCAAAATATATAGCAAAGTCGCTTGTCGATGCTGGGAGGTCAAAAACAAGCGTTGTGGTAGCGTCGCTGTCAAACGGAAACCTAGTCAATGCTGGAATCGGGAAAAAAGTATCAAAGCAGAATCTTTCTTCTTGGGCAAACACTGGTTCATCTAAAAACAATCTTACGAGCAAGGAAAGAGCCGACAATCCGACTTACTGGGATGTCAAGGATGGCGACAGTGTCGTAATTGATGGATTCTACGGATACTGGGATACCAACCTTCCTGTATCTCTTGAGTCGATGGAAATCAAAGAGAATGCTGATGACGGAGACGATGTTGTCATAGAATTCAAACTGAAACAGTACAAGGGGTATGGCGTCAAGTTTTTGAAGACCCAAGCTCCGAAGACCACATCCACCACAGAAGAGAAGAGAGATGAGACAAAGAAGACGGATACTGACCAAAAGTATACCATCGTGGCAGGTGATACACTGACCATCATCTCAAAGAAATTCTATGGTACGGATGCCTACTGGAAGACGATCTATGACAAGAACAAGGATTTAATAGAGAAGACCGCCAAAGACATGGGGAAATCCTCTTCTATGGGCGGTAACTACATTTGGGCAGGCGTCACGCTCGTGATACCAGCCATCAATAAATAGGTGGTGAGAGAATGGCTGACGAAAAGACAACCAATCAAGGCGACACCCTACAGGGGATGAAGACCTATCTCACCAAGGATAACGGAGCCAACGCACTAGACAACGTCCTCAAGTATCTGAATCAGAACAAGGATGGAAGAAGATACAGACTCATCATCACGCACAATGGAGTTGCTTTTGAACCACCGATAAAAGGTGACATCAATCTTGAACTGGAGCGGTTCGGCACTCCTGGGAAACTCTCGTTCACCACGATCAAATCGACCACAGTGGACATGAGCTTTCAGGAGGGTGACAGAGTCATCTTCTGCGTGGCTGACAGGAAGTCGGATGGCACTCTGTCTGATTACACAGCCATGTACGTTGGATATGTGTTTGGCAAGAAACGAGACAAACAGCATCACATCGAGGTCACCTGCTATGACCAGACGAGATATCTCAAGAACCGATTTTCTTATGTATTTGAGAACAAGACGGCTACTGAAATCATCAAGTCGGTCTGTGCAGATTTTGCTTTGAATGTGGGGGAATTGGCTGACACGAAGTATCAGATTCCAATCATTGCGGAGGAGAATGTCGAGGCTTTCGATGTCATCCTCATCGCAATCGAGGAGACTCTTTCGAACACAGGAGAGATGTACGTTCTGTATGATGATGCTGGTGTCATCAAACTGAAGAATGCCGTGGACATGGTTTCGGACGTATTGATCCAGAGCGACACTGCGGAAGACTTCGACTATGAAACCAGTATCGACAGAGAAACCTACAATTCCATCGTATTGTACTACAAACCGCAGACAGTTCCGACCACCACGTCGGGAGAATCCGGTGCGGTCGATACCAGTGGCGGAAACCTTGACGATGCCTATTACTCCTCTGCCGGAGCCACGAATGGTTCTGTTGGCGGAATCAATGTTGTGAAGGTAATCAACTGGGCAAGGGCGCAACTGGGAAAGAGTAGCATCCAAATGGTACACAAGGGTGGCGGATACCACAAGACGGCTGGCTACTGTGCTGGCTTCGTAAACGCAGCCTTTGCTGCAGGTGGAGCGAGGAGTGGCTTCATGTCATGCCCGAATGCCGTCGTTAGGAGTTGGGTAAATCCGGCCACAAAGAAAGATGGCAACCCACCACTAGGCGCTTGTGTATTCTTCAGAGGGTCGGCATTTAACCCAAAAACAGGAACCAGGTACGGACACATCGGGATCTCGCTTGGGAACGGAACATTCATCCATGCGGTCGGCACTGTCAAGATCCAGAAACTTGACATCAATGCTGGCGGATACCTCACCTATAACGGATGGGGATGGTTCAATGGAAAGAATCTCGGCACGAAACCGACATCCAGTTCCGGCAAGGCCACGAAGACAACTAGCACCAAGGCTGGTTCGGGTGCTGCCGGTATGGTCAATGGAGCATACTCGCTCCTTACCAATAAAATCGTAATCGGCGGAAAGAGGTGATAGCATGGCGACAGTGAGTTCTAACGTAACAAGATGGAATGCATTCATCAACGAGGCTGCTGCTGCCCACGGCGTTTCACCTGACCTCATAAGGGCAATCATCCAATGCGAATCGGGTGGTAACCCGAACGCAAAGAGTTCCGCCGGTGCGATGGGTCTGATGCAGTTGATGCCTGGAACAGCAAGGTCGATGGGCGTCAGCAATGCTTATGACCCACGGCAGAACATCTACGGCGGTACAAAGTACATAGCTGGATGTATCAGACAGTTCAACGGCGATTGGCGGAAAGCTGTTGCCGGTTACAACTGGGGTCCAGGTCGAAAGGCATTCAACTACGCCAACTGGGAAAGTTACCTTCCGAAGGAAACAAGACAGTATCTTGCGAGGGTATCGTCCTTCCTTCCGGCAAGCTTCTCGGCTGGGTATACAGGCGTAACATCTGGCGACAACACCATCGTCACAGGATCTAACGCCTCGGCAATGGCCTTCATGGCACAGGACAAAGAGTCCATTGAAAAGTGGGGTCTTCTGCGGTACTTCGAAGAAGTAAGCAACGAATCCATAGGTGAAGTAAAGGCACAATCATTACTACGTCTTTACAACAGGAAGACAAGAACGCTGACAGTGAAGGGCGCTTTCGGGGTGACGAAGGTCAGACCTGGGTGCTTGATCCCGACAATCCTCAACCTTGGGGATATCGGTCTTCAGAACTATATGCTCTGCAACAAAGTGGTCCACACGTTCAGCAATGACGACTACAAGATGGAATTATCCCTTGATGGGATTTGGGATGAATAGTTATGAGCGCAGATTTATTCAATGCAATCAAAAGAATATCGGTCGATGCCGTGCAGGCAGAGAAGCCAGCGGACATCCGCTATGGCGTGGTATCGTCCGAATCGCCCTTAAAGATAAAAGTATCAGCAACCTTTATCCTGCCGGAATCGGCTGTGATAATCCCCGAACACCTCAAGTATGTGGAAGGTGAACCAGACCCATTAACAGGGATTACACCCATCATACTTGCGGAGGGGAATGGCTTGAAGATGGGTGATGAAGTGATACTTATCAGAGAACAGGGCGGTGGCAAATATATAGTGTTAGGCAGGTATTGACATGGCTGATGTAAACACGATCATGGCAGAACCCATAGTGAGAGTCAGCTATGGGAACGTGACAAACAGGCTGGTGGCAGCAGATGATGAACTGATGCTTTCCGGCTACAGTGATGGTCTTGAGGCGGTAAAGCAGACAGTATATCTAATCCTCAACACAGAGCGGTACCAATGCCCAATCTACTCGTGGGATTATGGGGTGGAACTGGACAACCTCGTTGGCAAGCCGATGTCTTATGTGGCATCCGAACTGCAGAGACGAGTGAGCGAGGCACTGAAAACGGACGACAGGATCGTCGGATGCACAGACTTCCAGTTTGAGATTACCGACAAGAGGAAGCTGGCTGTGTCATTCACTGTTGTGACCATCTACGGAAATATAATTTCAGGTGTTGTGGTTTAAATGGCATTTAAAGAAAAAACCTATGACAACATCCTAAAAGACATGATGGACAGGGTCGTAGACCTGTATCCCGAACTGGATAACAGAGAGGGTGGTATCCTGTTCAACGCACTCGCTTCGGCTGCGATGGAAATCTCTATTGCATACTCTGCCTTGGGTGCGGTACAGAGAGAGACATTCGTAACCACGGCAACTAGAGAAGGATTGCTGATGGCTTGCGAGGAAATCGGGATCGATACGTTTGCTACGTTTGAGGCATCGAACGGCATTTTCAAAGGGGTATTCGATACAGAGGTTCCGCCTTTCTCCAGTTGGAATCTTGCGGAGTACAACTACTTGGTGGTATCCCCTATTGAAGAGGAAACTGACCCAGAACAGAATATCTACACATATTCGATGCAGTGCGAGACACCTGGAACAGGTGCGAATGGTCTTCGTGGGGATTTGACTCCGGCAGACTACATCAATGCACAGATGTCGGTAGCTAAAATCACCGAGTGTTTAATTGCAGGACGTGATGAGGCTACGGATGACGAGATCCGTGACTACTACATTTCTCATGTGAGCAGAGCGGAAGCCGATGGGAACGTCGCACAGTATCAGACATGGTGCGAGGAGTATATCGGCTCTGCCGGTCTTGGAACAATCGGGAACAGCAAGATATTTCCTCTTGAAAATGGCCCGAATACAGTGACAGTATCCATCTTAAATTCCGACAACGAACCGGCATCACAGGAACTCATCGATGAATTCCAAGAGTATCTCGACCCGAAGACACTGGTGGATGACGATGGCGACCCCATCCCACAGGGCATGGGAAACGGCGCTGCTCCAATCGGTGCGATCGTCACAGTGGATACCGCCACGGAACTGGTTGTGAACGTGACAGGAACTGTACAGTTTGAGACAGGGTATTCCGATACTGCGGTACTGGACAAGGCTATTTCGGACTACTTCCATGAAATCGCATACGACAGGAATGCGGTGCATTACATGGCTTTAGGGGCGAGACTCATCGATGCGGAAGGCATCGACTTTGTGACCAATCTGACCATCAATGGTCAGACGGACAACATCGCACTCGGAAGCAAGCAGATTCCGAAGCTTGGAACAACGACATGGGCGGTGGCGTAAATGAGTATTTATAAAGACAGGATGTTGGGATACTACCCACCTGTAGTATCCGCCATCAAAGATATCAGAGCCATCGTGGATTCGGAGTATCCCGAATTTGAGAACATAGACGAAGATATGTTCTCCATACTGGATGATTGCTGGCTCGTCGAAGGCAAGGTGTCCGGAGAACGGATAGCCATGTGGGAGACGGCACTGGGCATCGGACCGGTGCCAGGATCTACGCTCTCCGACAGACGAGACACTGTCATCGCAAGACTCCGTGGCGGTGGCAAACTGAACACGGCATCTATCAACGCTATAGTGGATGCATTCACTGGCGGTACTGCAAAATCCTACTTTGAGGACAGTACTATATATATAGGGATTCAGCCTCCGCCTGGAAACAAGACATATATTTTTTCCAATGTGGAGCAGGAAATAGCCAGGCTGAAACCTGCTCATCTTGGCTTGTCCGTGTACAGGAACTACAGGACATGGACAGAGGTGTCTGCCCAATATACAACATGGGAAGATGTCTTGGCTGCAGGCACTTGGCTCGACGTAATGTATCCTGATTCAGTGGGGTGATATGAATGAGTACAAGAACAAGCAATTACAACTTAATGAAATATGAGTTGACGGATGTAGCTGATGTAACGGCAATGAATCCGAATTGGGATGCTATCGACACTGAAATGAAGAGACTTGCTGACAACAACTACATCACAGAGAACGAAATCACACAGATCGTGACCTTCGGTGAGCGAAGCGAATAGGAGGTGATGCGGTGTGAGTTTTAACATTAAAACAGGCACGAGGGGTCCGACCATCACGTTGACCAGAGGAGACTCTGCATCCTTCCACATCGACATCGTTGATTCTACTGGAGATGCTTATGAACTCCAGGATGGGGACGTGGTGTACTTCACTGTTAAAAAGAGTACAAAGACCACGGACATCGTGATGCAGAAGACCGGTCAAGACATAGCTATCGACCCATCTGATACGGCTGACCTCAAGTATGGCACTTACGCCTATGATGTTCAGCTTTCCTATGCCGGTGGTGGCGTTGATACTTTTATCGGTCCGGCTGACTTCGTTGTCACAGAGGAGGTGACCTTCTGATGGATCATATCACAGGAAACCTCTCAAAGACATCGATTGACATCTCTGGTCAGTTGTCCGAGACGTCGGGGCAGATGATTGGAGTCCTGTCAAGAGTATCCACGGACCACAAGATTTTGACAGGAAGAGATGCGGATGACCAGCACCCAATAAAAGCAATTACCAATCTTGAGGCAGAGTTAGATTTCAGACCTGGCTCTGCTCTCACAAACGAAGATATACAAGCGATCCTTGAAATTTAAGGAGGTAAACCATCATGGCAAAATATCTCGACAATAATGGCTTGTTGTATTTCTGGACACAACTCAAAACAATGCTTGGGGGTAAGGTAGACAAGGTATCCGGCAAGGGTTTGTCTACAAACGATTTTACCACCACATTAAAGAACAAGCTGGATGGAATCGAAGATGGCGCTGACGTAAACATCATCGAATCCATCACCTACAACGGAAATTCGGTATCGGTTACAGATAAGACCGCATCCATTACAGGGCCAACGAAAACGAGTGATTTAACGAACGACTCTGGATATATCACATCCGCAGACGTTCCAGAAGGTGCTGTGGCATCTACCACCACACCGAAGAAAGACGGCACGGCTGCGGTGGGTACAGAAACAGCGTTTGCGAGAGGCGACCATGTCCATCCGACAGATGACAGTAGACAAGCGAAAATCACAGCAAGCGGTCTCCTGAAGGGCAACGGCTCCGGCACTGTAACGGCTGCGGTTGCAGGTACAGACTACGCTGCTGCCTCTCATGGAACTCATGTCACCTTCTCCACGACAAAGCCTGTAATGGATGGTACGGCTGCGGTGGGTACGGCAACAACTGTATCCAGGTCTGACCATGTGCATCCAACTGACACATCGAGACAGGCGAAGATCACTGCATCGGGCATCCTCAAGGGCGATGGTTCTGGTGGCGTGACCGCTGCGGTAGCAGGCACAGATTATCTGACCACGCATCAGGACATCAGCGGTAAGCTGGATAAGAGTGGTGGCACGATGACAGGAGCGCTCACATTATCTGGAGCGCCAACTGCAAACCTTCACGCAGCCACGAAAAAGTACGTCGATGACGCTATCGCCACATCTGAATCGGGCGCAGCAAAATTCCAGGGAGACCTTAATGCTCAATCCACACTGACAGGAGCATCTTATAAGACAGGTTGGTACTGGGTGGTAGGAACCGCTGGCACTTATGCAGGTCAGGTTTGCGAGGTAGGCGACATGGTCTACGCTGTGGCTGACAAAGGAAGCGCATATGACGCAGCGGACTTCACAGTGATTCAGACGAACCTCGATATCGCAAGCATCACAAACGCTGAAATCGATACAATTTTAGCATCTTGAGGAAGGGGGTAGTCTAAATGGCTAAATTCCTCGACCAAACAGGACTGGCTTACTTTTGGGGAAAGCTGAAGGTTCTCATACCCACAAAAACATCGGAGCTGACGAATGACTCTGGCTATCTGACATCTCCGAACATCCCATACCTGACCTGTGCGACCGCAGCAGGCACGGCAGCGAAAACGACCACTTTGGTTAGCGGAAAATTCACTTCCGCTGACCTCGTGGCTGGCGC